GTGTATAGTTCGCTCTAGGAAGGAGATATACGCATGTATGAGATAGACAAGAATGTGCCAATACCAGCGCCCAGTAAGGCGGCTCGCTTTCCTTACGAAGCGTTAGATGTGAACGATTCGTTTAAGGTGACTGGTGTGAGTCTTCAGAGTGTGTGTAACAGCAACTATCGGATGAGTAAGAAGACGGGCAAGAAGTTCATCGCTAGAGCTGAAGACGGCGGTGTGCGGGTCTGGAGAACAGAATGATTCCTCCGCTATCAAATGAGTCGTGGGACAAGGTGGCAAAGGATATGGCGAAGTTCATCACCAGCATGGACTTCACCTACTTCTACCAGACGATCCGTCTGTGGGAAGAGGCAGTTGATAGTTATGTTGGGTTGTATTGGAAAGTGTGGAAGTTAGTTCAAACGCATCCCTATGGGAGGGATTATGAAAGAACTTTTGGAAGCCCTAAGATCGGACAAAAGGATGGAGGGTCTGTATCTGAGGATGGAAGCAGCAGACAAGATTGAAAGTCTGGCTAGAGAGTGCGTCCGTCGCAGACAGCAGAACGAGTTTCTTGAGTCCACTCTGAAGGCGATCCTTGACGAACAACAAGACCCTAGAGTCTCTTACTTCTAAGTAGGCTCTGTCGGTTAAAAAGGCTCCGCAGGGAGTCAGGTGTCTCTTTCACTCTAAATAATGCAATTCAATCTAAAACAGTTTTACAAGTTCTGTGACAACCTGAAGATTGAATCTAAGGAGCGGGGGATGATTACCCTCGGCAGACAACTCCTTGGTAGCCAGACCTATGTGATGGATGAGGTCGGTAAAGGGCTAGAAGAGGGCGTCCACTTCTTTGTCGTACTAAAGGGCAGGCAGCTAGGCATCACCACTATCAGCCTTGCCTTGGACTTGTACTGGCACTTTCTGAACCCCGGGATGCAAGGCACCCTGACAACTGATACGGAGGAGAACCGTGAGCAATTCCGAAGTACGTTACAGATGTACATGGATGGATTACCCAAGGAATACAAAATACCCCTCCTCTCCCACAACCGAAATCAACTTGTCCTTAAAAACCGTTCCCGGCTGTTTTATCAGGTTGCCGGACTCAGAGCAAAAGGCTCGCTTGGTCGAGGTAAAGGAATCACCTTCCTGCACGGAACCGAGACCAGTTCTTGGGGAGACGAAGAAGGACTAGCGTCACTGCTTGCCTCTCTTGCTGAAACCAACCCACTGCGCTACTACATGTTTGAGAGTACCGCCCGTGGCTTCAATATGTTCCATGACATGTGGGTGACCGCTAAGAAGGCGAAAACCCAAAGAGCCATATTCTGTGGCTGGTGGAGAAACGAGTTCTACTCTGCCGACCCCAAGTCCAATATCTACAAAACCTACTGGGATGGAAAACTAAACCCAGAGGAAAAGGAGTGGACGAAAGAGATTAAGAAAGTCTACGGCTATGAAATCAACAGCCGTCAGATTGCTTGGTGGCGCTGGAAGATGTATGAAGGTCTGAAAGACGACCAACTCATGTATCAGGAGTTCCCGCCCACTGAAGACTATGCCTTCATTATGACGGGTACCAACTTCTTCTCCACCGCCCGCTGTACGGATGCGGCAAAGGAAGCAAAGAAGAAAGTGCCGGATAACTACCGCTTTGTCTTTGGCGCCAACTTTGAAGACACGCAGTTAATGCAATCAACCGAGCGCCTAGCCACCCTGTCCATCTGGGAAGAACCCAAGGCAAACGGCTACTACGTCATCGGTGCTGACCCTGCCTATGGCAGCTCTGATTGGGCAGACAGATTCTGTATTCAAGTTTACCGCTGCTATGCCGATGGTATGGATCAGGTGGCAGAGTTTGCCACGTCTGAACTAAACACCTACCAGTTTGCGTGGGTGATTTGTTACATCGCCGGGTTGTACAAGAACTCAGTCTTAAACCTTGAAGTGCAAGGTGGCGGTCAGGCTGTCATCAACGAGATGCGTAACTTGAAGCGCCTAGCAGGTGCCATGCAGACCGACTATGGCAAAGCCCTGACTGACGTCTTGTCCCACATGCAGTATTACCTGTGGCGCAGGAATGACTCCCTTGGCGGCATCTCCAATAGCCTTGGCTGGCTCACCACCTCCCAGACCAAGGAGCGGATGCTCAACTACTTCAAGGATTACTTTGAGCGTGGGATGCTCAAGGTCTACTCCCTTGACTTGCTAGACGAGATGAAGAGCATTACCCGTGATGGGTCACAGATCGCCGCCTACGGGCGTGGCAAGGATGACAGGGTCATGGCTACCGGTCTCGCCTGTGCAGCCTTTGCAGAGCAGCTACAGTCCCGCCTGATACAGGGCAGGCTCACCCGTGAGCGCCAAGCGCCCATTGAAGACAAGACTCCTGACCAGATGGCATACCAAAAGTCAGTGAGCAATTACTTAAAAAACATAGGCTATGGTCGATAGACCCCATTCCAAGGAAGAGCTACGCAAGATCATGCGCCGCTTCTGCGCTGACAAAAAGCGTGGCATCAGCATTGAACACTTCTGCGAAATAGCGGGGGTGGATGTGCGTGACTTTCGTAAAGCCTTCCTTGAAGACTCAATCAACATATCCGAGGGTATGCAGATACGGGTCAGCAAAGCCTACCGATCTTTTGAAAGGGGTGACTTGGTGGTGTACGAGCGTTGGAACAAAACCCGCTTTGTCGGCTACCGCCAAGAACCCAAGCCAGCCTTTAAGAAGAATATAGGGTTCACCCTAACGAAGGATGGCGTCAAGTTAAACGTTGGTGTAGTCAACCGCAGAGACTACACGCAGCCCACCTTTCTTGAACATTTGGAAAACCTACCGGGGAGGAAAACATGGTCGTAAAAGAATGGCGTTGTGCCCAACACGGGTTCTTTGAGGGAACCGATCCCATCTGCCCACAAGGGTGTGAGGAAGACATCATGCAGGTATTCCTTACGCCTGTGGCAGTCAAGTCTAGCCGCACCAAGAAGGCTGACAAGACGCTAGAGCAACTGGCTCTGGACTACAACATGTCTGACATCAAGTCGGTCAGAGAGGGCGAAGCCCAACCACGCCGCTTTCCTGAGCAACCAGTGCAAGCGCCCACCAACCCGTTTGCGGTGCAGTGGGGGCGTCCACAATCCATTGGCAATTACAGCCTTAACAGCATTGCTGGCGAAAACCCAAATGGTCTTGCGGCGGTCAAGCAAAGTGGAGTACAGTTGACTCAACCCAAAGCGGCTAGCTACATCGCTGACCACGAAAACTTGAAGATTTCCAAATAATGCGTATCCCCAAGAAAGAAGCTGACCGCCTGTTTTTTGTGATGGATTTGGTGCAGAAATGCAACATATCCGTGGAGCAGCGCAAGACGAACTACAACACGCTGCGTAACTACTTCTTGTTTGGTTCTGCGCCCAATGACTCGCCTGCGGCCTACAACAAGATTTACCCGCACATTGACCAGTTGGTCAGCTTTCTTTACTCGGCTGAAACCACCCGCTTTAACATTCACCTTGGCGCTTCTGCGCCCAAGGAAGAACACAAGAAAGTCCCAACCCTGATTGCTGCATTGCAAGACGAGTGGTTGAACAGTAATGCGGACATGGTATTTAACGACGCCTTGACTTGGTCGCTCTGCTATAACTCAACCTTTATCAAGTTGATTTGGCGCAATAGCGTCCACCCGTTCTTTGTTGAGCCGGGCGCCATTGGCGTGCTCAGAGAAGACATCCCCTACTCCGACAGGCAGGAGGCGATAGTCCAGAAGTATTACATCACGCAGTCTGAGTTGATGTCCCGCCTGTACAACCACCCCAAGCGTGACGAAATCATTAAGACAATCACGCTCTCTCGTCACCAGCGTACCGATTCCCCGCAGGGTGTAAGCCGTCTTATTACCAGTCAGATCAATCCGATCATGTACGGCAACGTCAACCTAGATTTACAGTCAACCAACATGTACAAGCCCAACGTGGCTGAAGAAACATGTGAGATGACTGAACTCTGGGTCTATGACGACGAGGAAGAAGACTACCAGTGCATCACCATTGCCGACCCGGGTGTGATTATCTATGACCGCCCCGGTGCAACCGTGTTCTTGAAGGGCGAGTTGCCCTTTATCCAGATTTGTCCCAACCCACAGTACGACTACTATTGGGGTCAGTCAGAAGTCCAGCGCCTAATCTACTTGCAAGACATGCGTAACAAGCGTATGGGCGAGATTCTTGACCTACTGTCCAAGCAAACCAGCCCACCAACAGCCTTGATTGGCTTTACGGGCATATTGGACGAGAAAGACTTTGCACTCAACCGTGCTGGCGGTCTATTGGCTACAGATATGCCAAACGCCAAGATTGAAAAGCTCTCACCGAACATTCCAAACGATTTGTTCCGTGAAATCAATGAGATTGACAACATGTTTGCCGAAATGTCTGGCATTTCAAGCGTATTGCAGGGTAGAGGCGAGTCTGGCGTGCGTTCAGCCGGTCATGCAAGCCAACTAGCACGTCTAGGCTCCTCAAGGGCCAAGAAAAGGGCGCTCATCGTGGAAGATGCGCTTGAAAAGGTGGCGACACTGTACCTGCGGATGATGCAGCGCTATGACAACCGCACCTACAAGACCGATGAGGATGTCAAATTCATTGCAGAGCAGTTCACCAAGGACTACACAGTAAAAGTGGACGCTCACTCTAATAGTCCAATCTTTATGGAAGACTCTCGACAGCTTGCTTTCAACCTATTCAAGGCCGGAGCATTGACCAAAGAGCGGCTCATTGATATGGTGGAGCCACCCATGAAGCAAATCATCAAAGAAGATTTAAGAAAGATGGCGCAACAGCCACAAGCAGCGCCTCAGCAGGCTCCTCAACAACAACCGCAGGAGGGTCAGTGATGGCTAAACAGGCTGGCACAGGTACTGGAGTGGGCGATCAGCCCCGTGTGACGCAGAAATCCTTGCGTCAAGAAGAAAAGGGGAATACCCTTTCCTACAGACAACCAAGATTGGGTTCTCCACAGAACCAAAGAAGTTACAGGAATTACAGTAGGGGCTAGCGTGAAAGGAGTGTAGTATGTACGGCAAGAAAATGAAGCGTGGTCGTAAGACACGTCGGTAATCTGTAATCAGGAAAAGGGTGTGGCTGCTTCCCCTTGGAAGTAAGTGGCCGCCGACTTTTAGGAGACTAAAAATGGCACGCAAAGCTCGCAAAGGCCGTAAGGCACGTAAGTAATCGGTAGCCCTCGGGCTTCCAGTCAGGGGGTAGGTGAGTGTTTACTTACTTACCCCTTGACAAAACACCAAATTTTTTTAATCTTTTGCTGAAGTAAGCGCTTACTGGAAAAAGATGGACGGTCAGGAACAGGCAATAATGAAGTTGATGGAAACCGAAAGAGGCGGTGAGGCTACACCCACCACGCCTCCGTCTTCACTTGCCGAGGCTGAGACCCCACCCATTGGCTCTCCGATGTCCACGCCTGAACCCAAAGAGGGCGAGAAAGCGGCAGCGAGAATCAACATCCAGATGGCGATGGACTTGCTACAGCAGTCACTGCCAGCCCTAGGTTCCGACTCGGAAGAGGGCGCAGCGATTATGAAAGTGGTCAAAGAGTTGACCAAGGCTTTTGGAGAGCGGGAAGCCAAGAGCAAAGAGTTAGTACCCGCAGAGATTATGCAACTCATGCAAACCTTGCCTCAGGCAGGGGGAGCAACGCCAGAGCAGCGAGTGGCTGCTTCTGCTCCGGCACCTACTGCTCCGCAGCCAACACCACCCATGCAATAGGAGACTTTCATGGAACTGTTCAAACCCCGGGGCGCTAGCCATATTCGTGACCCCATCAGCAACAAAAAAGAGAATGGGCAGATTGAGAATCCCCCCCGGTTTTCTGAGATCGGCGGATTGGAATCTCCCAACAAGGCTACTGCTAAGAACACGATGATGAAACTTAGCAAGCCGGGCGACACCAAAAAAGTTATCTAACTTAAGGAAAGGGGCTAGCCATGAGCTTAGAGAACTATTCAACCGAGCAACTGCAAGAACTCGCACTGCTTACCAAGACGCTTGCTGAAGACAAGAATACTCGTAAAGAGTTTCTGCGTCTGACTAAGAAGATTCGTCCCGACCTTCCTATTCCTGAACTGGAAGTGGAAGAAACCTCCGCTCAGTACATGGCGGCAGCCGATGCCAAGATTGCGGCAATGGAAGCCAGACTTGCTGAGAAAGAGGCACGGGAAGAACTCAACAATCGTCGCAACAAGATCAAGAACACTGGCAAGGCAAAGTCTGATGAGGACGTTGCTGAGATTGAGAAAGTGATGCTTGAGAAGAAGATTGCCGATCATGAGACGGCGGCAGATTACTGGCAGTGGATGAAGCAAGCAGCAGCACCCACTCCCAGTGCTTTCCCGAAGCCTGTGATGCAGCAATTTGATACAACTGGTTTTATGAAGAACCCAATCGTGGCGGCAAGGGATGCTGCTCACCAAGCTCTAGCCGAGCTGCGTGGCAACCCCCGTCCTATTGGCCTGTAATACAAAATGGGGCTTTTAACTTTTAGTCGGAGAATGATATGGCTATAGGCGGCGGCATCATTCCAGTTTCGGGTAGTTCACAGTACAACGAGTTGACCTATGTCACTCGCCGTGCCTTCATCCCGAAAATGGTGGTGCAAATCTACAACTCGACACCACTAATGGCGGCGCTGATCGCAAATAGTCAGCAGGCTTCCGGCGGTGTGTCCTCGGTGACTGTCCCCGTTCAGGGCGCACAGTTTGTCAATGCTCAGTGGTCTGACTACTCTGGTTCGTTCGCTCAACCGAGCGTTCAGCAGGGTGCTTACAACGCTGAGTTCAACCTCAAGCTGATGATTACCCCCGTGCCGTTCCTCGGCATGGAAGGTGCAGTTCAGCAGGACTACGCTATTGTCCCCCTGATCGAGGCTCGTATGAACGATGCGACCAACGTCATGCTGGACGCAATGGCTTACAGCCTGTACAACAACAGCACCAACACTCAGCAGTTTACCGGACTTCCCGCAGCGATTTCCGCTACCGGAACATACGGAAACATTGACCGTGCTAGTTACACTTGGTGGCAGTCCAAGGCTTATGCCGCTGGTTCCGTCAACCCCACCCGTCAGAACCTGCTCCAGTACATCTCTGGAACTGTGAAGAACAGTGCAGAAGTACCGAGCTTTGGCGTGTGCGGATTCGGTACTTGGACTCTGCTGGCTCAAGACTTTGTCGGTCAAGAGCAGTACGTCATCACCCCCGGTTCAGCATTTACCAGCGACCCCAACGGCGCACAAGCAGCTTTCCGTGCCCTGATGGTTGCCGGTGTGCCCATCTATCCTGATCCCTACTGCCCAGAGGGAACTCTCTACCTGATTAACAATAACTACCTGTCGCTCTACATCCACGAGCAGGGTTCGTTTGCGTTCACGGGCTTTGAGTCCACGCTCCCCAACTGGCAGATCGGTTATGTTGGCGCAGTGCTGATGATCGCAGAACTCGTATCCACGAAGCCCAAGTCGATGACTGTGGTCAGTGGTTACAACTACCTCAGCCTGTAAGGAGAGAAAAAAATGACATTGGCTCTTAACAAAATTGTTCTCTCTGGCGCCAACGCTAACTCGGCTGGTGCCTATTTTCAGGTAGCGCTTCTTAACGTTAATGCAAGCACAACGCTGTTGATCCCGGCAGGTACGTACCTCCTGCCCAACACGGCTAACGTCAACGTGCAAATCCAGACTGCTTCTACTGGAAACACGTGGTCGCTCCTGCTTGCAAACAACACGGGCGGTATGCTTATCTCCGATGGTGTGAACGTGCGTCTGAACAACGCTGAGGCTAACGCCAAGTCCATCACCTCGCTGACGATCAACCCGTCTACTAACGCAACCGGTCAGTACAACACCTAAGGAGAACTGACATGGATGCAAACGCCGTAGCCACAAACTACCCTGACGAATTTGGTAATCGTCGACTCTCCCTGAAGCAGACTGTCAGTCTTGCTGCCACGGGCGATGTGACGACCCTTGTCGTTCAGGAGGCAACTAAGTTCATCGTGCGGCGCATCACCCTGTCTAACTTCTCTGGTACGGCAAACGCAAACGTAGGCGTCTTCACCGCTGCTAGCGGTGGAGGCACTGCGATTGTTTCGGATGCCGCCCTTGGCGCTAACGCAGTATCAGGTAAGTTTGTAGACCTGACGCTTGCTACCGCCGCCAATGCGAACGTTCAGACGGCTCGTGTGTTGTATGTAAACGTATCAACGGGCAACGTTGCACAAACGTGTGACATTGCTTTGTACGGCGACATTGTCGCCCTGTAAAGGCCACTTATCAGCCCCGGTGGGAATGGATGCCCGTTAGAGTGAGTAATCACTCTTTCGGGTTGAAGTTCTAAAATAATGGAGTCTCAATGGCAACGCTGTCAGGTTACATTACAGAAGTGCGGCGCTTGCTCCACGACGCCAATGGAAACTTTTGGTCTAACCAAGACCTAACCGCATACATCAATTCTGCCCGTGAGAGAACGGTGCGGGATACTGGTTGCCTGCGCTATATCCGTCAGGTCAACCTTCTACAGAACGTAGAAACATTTAATCTCAATGACCTTCCCAACGGATACTTGGGTAGTGTTACAGTTACGAGTGCCGGGTCAGGCTACACGACAGCACCTACGGTCACAGTATCGTCACCAAGCTCTGCACTCGGCGTCCCCGCTACTGCCGTTGCCGTTTTAGACAACAATGGTGGCGTTGCCTCGATTGCCGTTACCAACCCCGGCTCTGGCTACTCTGTTGCCCCCACAATCACGATGACCGGCAATGCCACGGCTACTGGGACGCTTTCTACAACGCCTAGCCGCAACCTTGATACTCTGAACGTCAACATCTACTGGGGTAACAGTCGGGTGCCTTTGATGTACCGTCCGTGGACTCAGTTCAACACAGAACTGCGCTACTGGCAGAACTACGTTGGCAGACCCATTGCTTTCTCCTACTACGGGCAGAATCAAATCTACGTGCAGCCCGTTCCCGACCAGACTTACGTGGCTGAGTTGGATACGGTTGTCCTGCCAGACGAGTTGGTGGCTGACAACACCGTAGACGTCATCCAAGACCCCTACACGAGCGTGGTTAAGTTCTATGCTGCCTACCTAGCCAAGTACCAAGAGCAAGCCTATGGCGAGGCTGAAATCTTCAAGGCAGAGTACAAGTCACAGGTGCAGTCGGTTCTTAACAGCACCTTCACCCGTCGTATGTATAGCCCGTATTCGTTTAGCGATAGGTAAGACATGGCGCAACCCGCTGAACAACAAAAGCGGTATCACGTCAGTAAAGATTTTAAGGGCGTCAATACCAAGGCAAACAGAACCGCAATCGGGCAGGATGAGTTCTCCTATCTTGAGAACGCTATGCCCGTGGGCTTTGCCAACCTCAAAATCACTCCAGCGGCTAACACCGTTGCCAACGTTGCCTTCTCCTCCAACGTCGTCAGTCTACATTCGGTAAGCCTGAGCATCGCTAATGTGGCATCAGACGTTGTGATTGCCATGCTCGACAACGGTGCCTGTCAGTATGTCAACCTGACGGCTGGCAACACCCTTGGCAACATCGCCAATGCGTCAACTTTCTCCAATAGTGGTGTGCAGGTCACACAGTGGAAGAACGAGAGGGCGCTCTTCATAGACCCCGTAAAGGGCTACAAAACGTGGAATGGTGCGAACCTTGTTAGCGTAGGGAGCGTGCTTTCTGTAACCATCACTTCTGGCGGTTCGGGTTACACCTCTGCGCCCAACGTAGTCATCAGTGCGCCGGGAGAAACGGGTGGCGTACAGGCGACTGCGACTGCGACCCTCTCGGGCAATGCTGTAAGCTCCGTAACGATAACGAACCCCGGTTCCGGCTACACCAGCGCTCCAAATGTCAGTTTCTCGACAGGTAACGCTACCGCCACCTCCACGCTTTTCTCTCAAGTCGGCTCCTCTATTGCTACGTTCTCGGGTCGGGTTTGGATCGCTGATAAGAGGACAGTCTACTACTCAGCCGCTGACTCTTACAATGACTTTGGCTCGGTGTCGGCTGGCAACATCACCATCACCGACTCTACGCTGCACAACGACATCACTCAGTTAGTGAGCGCTAACAACTTCTTGTACGTCTTTGGCTCAGACAGCATCAACGTGTTCTCGGATGTCAGGGTCAGCAGCACAACTGGCTCTACGCTTTTCTCCAACACCAACATCTCGGCATCGATTGGCTCAACGCTCAAGTTTGCCATTTTCCCGTATTTCCGCTCCATCCTGTTTATGAACCGCTACGGGATGTACGCCTTGGTGGGTTCTACGACCAGCAAGATCAGCGACGCCTTGGACGGCATCTTCCCGCTGATTGACTTCTCATACCCCGTTTCAGCTTGCCAAGTCCTTATCAACAACATCTTGTGCGCTGCGTTTAACTTCCGCACCACCTACTACACAGGGCAGAGCCGCTACGTACAGGCAATCTTCTTTGAGAAAAAGTGGTTCCTGACCAACCAAGGAGACAGCCTGCGCTACATGGTGTCTAGCCCCGTAGGTGGGCTTGTCAACGCCTATGGCACGACTGGTACAAACTTCAGAACTTTGTACACCGACAATACGACTGGCACGGCGGCTACTGTTCAGACCGCCTTGTTGCCAATGGGAGACCCAATCCGCACTAAACAGGCTCTCAAGTTCGGAATTGAGGCTACAACCAACGCAGGCACCATCCTTAACGTCACCGTAGATTCAGAGACAAATAGCTCCCCTACCTATGTTGTCGGCAACTATGTGACATGGTATAACAATCTGAATCAGACAATTAGCTGGATAAATAATAGTTCAGCAACTGTCGCTTGGA